ATGCTACAGCTTGAACAGCAGAAGGCACAGGCAGATATCCAGATTGCCCAGCAAAAAGCTGAGGCTGATATTGCGCTCAAGCGTGAGAAGATGATGGCAGATATCCAGATGGAGCGTGAAAAGGCTCAGTTGGAAATGGAACTGCGGCGTCAGGAGCTAGATGCTGAGGCGCAACTGCGGGCTATGAAGGCTATGACCGGCTCCGATATTTCAACGAACTTACCGAGGTAGATATGGCATATTCTGGTAGCACTAGTTTCAGCACTGATAGCAGTGGCGCGATAAACGGCGGGGGTAGCGCTTCTGGCTCATATGATACGTTTGGTACAGGTGTTGTTGGCGACCCGCTGTCTGGCGGGCTGAGAATAGAAGCCCTCGGCGGTTCTGGAAGGTCAGAAGACGAAATTAGATTCGACGTAGAAAGGCAGGTCCGAGCGGCTCAGAATGTAAGAAACGCTCAAGACGCGCAAGCTACTCAAGCGGCTATGGCGTATCAGCAGGCGCTTCAGCAGGGCGTTATGGATAGGCAATTACAAAGTAGCTTAGACCTGCAAAGCATAAACTCACGGCTGAACGAGCGCGGTATCGAATCCTATCTGCCCGCCTACATGCAATTTGGTGGCCCGATGATGCTTGGTAGGATGAGGGACGGCATTCTATCCGGTGGCGAATATCAGGGGTACTATGATAAGTCTGGCAGAGTAATGGGAATGGATATGCCTAATTTTTTTGGGGGCACTTCCTACACAGGCCGTCCAGACTTTGACCCCCGCCGGACTGAAGAGGGCGGCGACCAGCCTGACAGACCTCGTTATCCGTATCCGTATCCTATGACAGCCGAAGAGCAGGCAGTAGAAGAGGAAGTGGCATCAGGGCCGGACTACTACAGACCGGAAGGCGGGTTCTATCCGACATCTGGTTCGTATGGTCGTCTGGGCTTGCTAGATACACTGCCAGAAAATCTGTTGGAATTTATGCCGAACTTTGCCGAGCAGAACAGGGCTTTTCGCATGACGGGCGCGACTAGACCAGAGCTATATCAAGACCCGTATAATTTACAGGGATACAGTTTGCTATCATGAATGAGGGAAAATCAAGGGAGATGATGGAGCGGGGCGAACAAGCCGCCGGTCTGTTAAGAAACGAAATTTTACAAGAGGCTTTTGAAAACCTCGAAAACGAATTTATACTGGCGTGGAAGCAAAGTTCTGTGGAAGATTCACAAAACCGTGAACGCTTGTATATGTTATGTCAGAACTTATCGGCTGTCAGGGGCTACCTTGAAAACGTAGTTACATCCGGTAAACTGGCGAAATCCCAACTAGACGAGTTGCAAAACCGTCTGAAATTTGAGAAAAGGAAGTAGAAGCAATGTCCGACAACTCTGAGCAGAACGGAACGCTTTCAATGTCAGAAGCAATGAGCCTTTTAGAAACACCCCCCGCAGAGGACAAGGTAGACGAAGGGCGGCTAGAGGAAACACCTGAAGTTCAGGTCGAAGCCTCGGCACCGGAAACTGAAACTGAAGATGAATCGGTCTATGAAACCGAAGCGTCTGACGATGATGATGAAGGTGAGTACGAGTTAGAAGAGGGCGACGAAGAAGAAGTCGAAGAGCAACCCGAAGTCTATACTGTCAAAGTTGACGGTGAAGAGTTCGAGGTCACGCAGGACGAACTTCTTAGCGGTTACTCTCGGACAAAGTCGTTCACAAAGCGTAGCATGGAACTCGCCGAGCAACGCAAAGCCTTTGAACAAGAGGCCGAGCAAGTGAAGCAAATGAGGGATATGTACGCACAGCAACTTGAACAAGTTCAAGGGCAACTCCAGCAGGCAATCCCTGAACAGGAACCTGATTGGGCGGCACTAGCCAAGGAATATCCGGCTGAAGACTTAATTGTCTACAAGGCCCAACTGGACCAGCAAAAAGAACAAGCTCGTCACGTTGAGGCTGAGAGACAACGCATTCAGCAGGAACAGGCGCAAGAGCAAGAGGTCTTCAGACAGAGGCACTTGGAAGCTCAACGAGTTGAAATGCTTGACCGCATTCCGGCTTGGTCCAATGAGGATACACGCAACGCCGAGCGTCAGGAAATAATTAAGTACGCTCAATCTCGTGGGTTTTCTCAGGAAGAAGTGTCACAAGCGTCCGATAGTAGGGCCGTGGAATTACTTTATAAAGCGTGGCAATGGGACAACCTTCAGAAGAAGACGCCCGCCGCGAAGAAAAAAGTAAAGAGCGCACCTAAAATGGCTAAGGCAGGACAGCCTAAGAGCAAGGCACAAGTTGCAAGTCGTCAACGTAAGCAGGGGCTGGACCGTCTCAATAAAGAGCGTTCCGTCGATGCCGCTGTATCATACCTTATGGGTAATTAACTTTTAGGAGGCCAAAATGGCTACACATACCACCGCTACCGCAGTCGGAGAGCGCGAAACGCTTGCCGATGTAATTTACAGAATTGACCCTGACGAGACTCCAATTTTTTCAGCGTTAAAAAAAGAAACAAGCAACGGCATCTTTACTGAATGGCAAGTTCAGGAACTAGCCGCCGCCGCTACAGACAACCATGCCTCAGAGGGCGCAGATGCGTCGTTTGCAACACCAACTGCCACAGTAAGATTTGGTAACTACCACCAAATTTCAGTCAAGGCAGTCGCTGTTTCAGGCACACTGGATGTCGTGGACAAAGCAGGCCGAGATAAGGAACTAAATTACCAAAAAGTTCTAAAATCTTTAGAGCTACGCCGCGATATCGAAAAGTCAATCGGTGACACAGACGTAGCACGTTCTGCTTCTGAGCCACGCAAATCAGCATCACTATCATGCTGTATGACAAACGGTTCTGTTGGTGCAACAGCAGGTGCTTTCGGCACAGGCGATGGCACTGACACAATCACGGGTGGAGATGACCGCGCACTTACTCTTGCATTGATTGAAGACGGAATGCAGGATGCGTGGACAGACGGCGGAAACCCAAAGATGCTTGTTGCATCTGCGACTAACCGTGCAAACTTCTCTGACCTGTCAGCATCCGGCAACCTTGTGTCAAACGATGTGAACATGACTGCGGCTAAGGCGACAACATATGTCGGCTCAACTTCTGTCTTTCTCACAGACTTCGGCACATTGGATGTGGCTCCTTCAAGATTCCTCGGCAATGACCGTATCTTCTTGATTGACCCAGACTTTGCCAGCCTCTGCACACTGAACGGACGTAATTTCGCTCAGAAAGAAATTGCATCGACAGGTGACGCAGAGAAAACTCAGCTAATCACTGAGTGGGCTTTGAAGGTTCAGGCACCAAAAGCACATGCTGGAATTTTTGACCTTAACGGTTCTTAATTTCACTGAGGGGGCGGGCAACTGCCCCCTCTACTTATAAGGAGTGAAAATGAAAAGAGTATTAAGTATAGACCCCATTACGGGCAAAGAATTATACCTGCATCAAAATGCAGACGGCACTGAGGTTATTGAGCAGACCCAGCACTTTGACTCCCTCATTAAGCTGAACAAGCACATGGCGGATGGCTGGCAGAAGGGCCAAATGCGCGGAACCCAAAAGCATATGGCTCATGTGGCAGAAATACCCAATATAGTGTATGCTGACCTTGTAAGTAAATTTGGAAAGCCTGCTGATAATCCTAGAGCTTGGAAGCAGTGGCTGAACGACAGCGAGAACAAAGCATTCAGGACAGGAGGCGGTAACGTATGAGCATTGGCACCTATGCAGAGCTAAAAACTGCAATCGCAAATTTTCTGGCGCGTGATGACCTCACAGCACAGATACCAATGTTTATCCAGCTTGCAGAAGGCCGCATGAGCCGCGAGCTTGAGACCCGTGAGCAGGAGAAGCGTTCAACAGCAACCCTGACCAGCGGCGACGAATACATAGCCCTGCCTACTGACCTGCGGGAAGTGCGCGAGGTAAAGCTAAACACTGACCCTGTGCAGGTTCTGACATATTACAGCCCGTCATCTCTGGATACATCATATTCCACGTCCGGTGGTGGTCGTCCTGAAGGCTTCAGCATTGTCGGCAAGGAAATGAAAATACGGCCCATCCCTGATGATGCTTACACAATGGAGATTGTATATATCGGCAGTCTCGAAAGCATCTCAGATACATCCACCCCGACACTATTCCTGCGTAGCCCAGACCTGTATTTATATGGCGCCCTCGCGGAGGCATATGCCTACTTACTGGATGAGGCTCGCGCCTCGCAGTATGATGCCAAATTTACACGCGGCATGGAGGAGGTAAAGGTGGACGAGCAACGTGCACATTACGGCACAGGCTCATTGCAAATTCAAAGTATTTATTCACGACAAAACGCAGTAGCGGAGGCCTAGCATAATGGCAAGTTTATCAGATTACCTAGAAAACGAGGTCTTGGACCATGTGCTTGGCACAGGTGCTTACACTATGCCCTCAAGCGTCTACATTGGCCTTTCGACTGGTTCCTTTGCCGATGACAACTCCGGCACAGAATTGTCCGGCAGTGGTTACACTCGCAAGGTTGTAACATTCTCAGCGGCGGCGAGTGGCACGACATCAAATAACGCAATTATCGAATTTCCAGCGGCTACTGGCTCATGGGGCACGGTATCTCACTTTGGTGTTTTTGATGCGGCATCCTCTGGCAATCTTTTAATCCACGGTGCGTTCACAACAGCAAAGACGATTGCAACTTCTGACGTTCTTAGAATTGCATCTGGTGACTTAGACGTAACAGCAGATTAAAAAATGGCAACGCTCAAGGAACTTGATGCTCTTGGTGTTATGGACTCGCTGGATAGCTATGGTACGCTAGACCAGCTAGACGCACTAAGTCTGGTAATTGCAGAGGGTTCCGCCAGCTTTAACATAACAACAACATCATCAGCCTTTGCTGTTCTGGCATTGGCGGCAGACGTTTCTGCGAGCGTTACGGCAAGCTCTGACGTGAACCGGCTACAGAGGGTGGCCTCTGACATTGATATTGCTTTCTCTGCTCAGAGTGCGTCAACACACCTAAAGGGTTTCTCCTCGTCTCTGGATATAACCGCAACCGGCACATCAACGCCGACGCTGTTGCATGGCATGTTAGCATCACCAGAAATAGCTGTAACTGCTCAGTCAGATAGCTCTGCCACGTTTGCAGGAGCAGGAGATGCCAGCATAGAGATGACCACAGATGTCGAGGCCAAGATTTTAGGCGAGGACTGGATTGATACAGATGTCGGCACAGAGGTTTGGTCTGACGTTGCTCTGGGCTCTGAGGTTTGGGCTAATCAAGATATTGGCGAAGAGGTTTGGTTTAGACAATGATTACCTTGGGCGAATGGATGCCGGACCAACCGGCTC